GCCGCCGCGCGTCGGCCACCCGCCCCCGCGCGTACAGGTCCACCAACTCCGCCGCTTGGTCGGCCTCGCGCGGCGGGATCGTGTCGGACGCGAGGGCGGCGAAAGCGGCGGGGGCGACGCAGGACAGGTGCCCGAAGCACTCTCGCCAGACGAAGCCGCCCAGCACGACCTCGCCGCAGACCGTGCACGCGCCCTGCGGGGGAACCTCGGCACAGCTCGTCTTCGGGTCCATCGCGGCCTCCTGGTAGCGTCAGGTTGCACTCTTACCAACCCAAGGTTGGAATGTCAACAACCCTGAGCACGCACCCGGGGTAGGCGTGGAAAGTCGGTGGGTTAGGGGCTGCCCGGCCGTTTCGCCCGCCACTCAGCAAGGACGATCACCGGGGCGGGCGACCCACTGTCACGCTCAGCGAAAGCGATGCCTACGGGTGGCCCCTGCGCTTCCGCCGCTCCGGCTGGCCTGACGGAGCGGGCCTCATCGGGCCGGGCGCACCCGGCGAGGCAGCAGGTCCAGCGGTGGCCAGGCGCTCCAGCAGCTCCCACGCCCTTCGGGCTGCGTCCGCCTCGTTCCACGACAGGTATGGCCAGCCCGGTGGCGCACCGAAGTGATCGAGGAGAAAGGAAATCTCGTCGAAGGTGAACTTCGTCTCGCCCCGGAACTTCCGGCTCCATTCGCTCTTGTCGAGGTCGAGACGCTCGTCCCCGTACAGGACCTTGTGGCGCGAAGGCCGCTCCTCGGCCGTCCCGTACTCCTGGACGACCTTCTCTTGGATGTTCTGGAGGACCTTCTCGTAGCGGTACGGCACGGGAAAAGCATTGTGGGCCCGGCCAGTTGAGTTGTCCGCAACTTCGGGTTGTTGCTTTCCGCTCTGGAAGGTTGTAAGTAGTCCAACCATGGCTCGACGCGTCTCAACGAGAGGGATCGGGCGCCGGATTCGTGGCGCCCGCGAGAAGCTCGGGATGACCGGCGAGGGTCTGGCCGAAAAGGTCCACACCGATAAGGGCACGATCAGCCGCATCGAGAACGGGCAGGCCGGGCTCTCCACCGACCGGCTGCAGGACATCGCCGCCGCGCTTGGCCTCGACCCCGCCGCTCTCTTGGCGCCAGCCGAGCGCTCCACCCGCGCCGCCTGAGGTCCCGTCCGTGGCCCCGTCCACCATGTGCGAGAGCCTGCCAGCAGGACCACCGTCCACCACAGTCCTATCCGCTGGACACCCATGGAGGGCCTAGGTGCGCAACGACGCAGCGACCGACCCCCAGCTCCCCCTCGCGGCCTCGATCCGGGCCGTTCACGAGGAGAACGGCCGGCGCCTGCGCGCGCTCCTGCGCCGGACGATGGAGGTCAACAGCTTCGCGCGCTCCCACCTCTCGTTCGAGACGGGCCGCGACCTCTCCCACCTCGCCCGGATGCTCGACGACGCCGGTGGGGCGCACCCGGATCCCGCCGTCGTGGCCTGCGTCATCGCCCACGACCCGCTCGGCGTCTACGCCTCCGGCATCTGCGCCATGTGCGGCCGAGAGGCGGTGCGGGTCGCGCCTGACCCCGCGGCCGAGAACGAGCGGCTCCGGGCCCAGCTCCACGCGCTGCGCGCCGAGCTGGACCGGCTCCTGGAGGGGACGTGACGCGGAGTCCCGCCCGCATCCCCCTCGCCCGCCGCCCCGCCCCTGACGTGCTGCAGCACGTCGTCCAGCGGCACGAGGCTGAGCCGCGGCGGTGCGAGGCGTGCGGCCGGCCGTTCTGCGAGCGCTGCGAGGGCCGGCCCGGGCGGATCGCCCTGTGCGCGAGCTGCGACGCGCTCCACGGCTGGGAGGTGGGACCATGAAGCTCGGCATCTGGCCGCTCACCACAGTGCTGATCGCGGCCTGCTCCACCGCGCCGCGCCCTCCCGTGCCCGACGTCGGGCCGGCCCTCGCGCGGCTGGAGGAGCAGGCCGCCGCCGCGAAGCGCCAGCTCGACGCCTCGGACCGCTTCCTCGACGCGGCCGAGCGCGGCGCCGTCCTCCGCCCGGGGCCGGAGCGCAAGCGAGCGGGACGGGGCGTCCTCGTGCGGTACGTGGAGATGCGGGAGGCGCGGCGGGAGGGTGGCAGCGGGGTGTGCCGGTGACGCTCCTGAACCACGGCCCGCAGTTCGTCCCCGTCCTGGCCCGGCTCGAGCCCGAGCAGGTCGAGCAGCTCCGCGAGCTCGCGCGGAGGACCCGCGTCCGCCAGGCCGTCTTCCTGCGCGAGGCCGTGACGGACCTTCTGGAGAAGCACGGGCAGCGCGTCGCCGGCGATCAAGCGGTGGGAGACTAGGATGCCGACGCTCGCCGCCAGGACGGGGGACGCCGTGTCGGTGTGCATCGACAACGCCGGCGCCGAGGAGACGGTGGCGATCTGGGACCTGCGCGCGGGGCGGCTCGAGGGGGCGGTGCTCGCGCTGCGGCGGGCGCAGCGGCAGCTCCGTGACGCGGAGATGGAACTGCTGGAGCGGATCCTGAAGCGGGGCATGCCGGGGGCGCACAAGAAGACGGGGATGGCCTGATGGCGCGCTACCGGAAGGTCGACGTCCGGATGTGGGGAGATGACTGGTTCCGCGGCCTGTCCCCGATCCCACCCTGCGGGGCCGGCCTCTGGGTCTACCTGCTCACCGGCGAGGAGACCGGCATCGTCCCGGGTCTCCTGCGCACCGGCGAGGCAGGCCTGGCAGAGGCGCTCGGTTGGCGACTGGAAGCCTTTCGGGAAGCCTTCGCCGAAGTCTCTCGCGGAGGTAAGGCGGAGGCCGACTGGAAGGCCCGTGTCGTCTGGGTGAGGAACGCGATCCGCTACAACGCGCCAGCTTCACCCAACGTGGTCAGAAGCTGGCGCGATGCCTGGGACGAGACGCCAGAGTGTCACCTGAAACGCGAGGCGTGGCAATGCCTTAAAGCCTTCCTTGAAGGCATGGGCGAAGCCTTCGCGAAAGCCTTTCTGGAAGCCTGCCCAAAGCCTTCGCCAAAGCCTTTGGCGAATCAGGAACAGGATCAGGAACAGGATCAGGAACAGGAACAGGAGAAGAAACCTTGCGCGGAGCTACCTGCGGTAGCGTCCGCGCCACCACCCACCGACCTCTCTCCGGTCTTCGCCGTGCTCCCGTGCGTTGGGAAGGGACGGAAGGAGTTCGCCGTCACGGAGGCGATGCTCTCCGAGTGGCAGGCCTCGTTCCCGGCTGTCGACGTGCGCCAGGAGGTGCGCGCCCTCGTGCAGTGGGCGAGGGACAACCCGACGCGCCGGAAGACGCATGCTGGGGCGAAGAGCTTCTTCTCGAGAAACCTGGCGAAGAAGCAGAACGGTGGACCACCCCGTGACGGCACCGCTCCCGCCAGCGAGAAACCCTGGCGCTCCCCCTACGCAACCCCGACCGGCCGATGAACAAGCTCACCTTGTCGCCCAGCCAACTGCCCTTCGCGGAGCCCGAGATGGAGTGGACGCTCCTCGGCTCGGTGCTCACGAGCGTCGACGCTTGGGACGCAACGAGCGACCTGCTCGACCCGCGCATCTTCACCGGCCCGGTGCGCCCGGTGATCCTGGACACAGTCGCTGCGTTCTACCGGGAGGGCATCCCAGTGGACGAGCAGGGTGTCCTCGCCGCGCTCGAGTCCCGCCGCGAGCTGGACGGGTTGCCGGTCGCGGCGGAGGTCTGGGGAGCGACCGCGAGGAGGACGCTCGTCCCGGAGATCTTGCGGCACTACGCTTCGGTGCTGCGGGACCTCTGGGCGCAGCGGCAGGCGCGGGCGCTCCTCGCCGACGTCCTGAACCGGGGCCGGGTTGCGAGCGCGGAGGTGACGATCGGCGAGCTGCAGCGCGAGCTCGCAAAGATCGAGACCGGGAGGGGAGGGGCGATCGTCGGGATCGGCGAGCTCTTGCTGCTATTCCAGGACCAGCTCGAGGCGGAGAGCCAAGGGAAGCCGGGCACGGAGGCCGTCTCGACGGGCTTCACCGGCGTCGATCAGGTCGTGGGCGGGTTCGAGCCCGGGATCCTGCAGTTCTACGCGGCGCGGCCGGGCGTCGGGAAGAGCGCTCTCGCGACGGCGTTCTCGGCGGCGCTCGGTGGTCGCGGCGAGCCGGCCGCGGTGTTCTGGCTCGAGGACACGGCGCGCATGTTCGCGCTCCGAACCGCGGCCTACGTCGGCGAGATCCCCGTGCAGGTCCTCCGGCACGGGACGCGGATGCGCGCGCCCTGGTGGGACCGCCTCGCGGCGGCGAGCGAAACCGTCTCCCGGTGGCCACTGTACGTCGAGTCGGCGAAGGGCCTCACCGGCGCGCAGCTCGCCCAGCGCATGCGCCGGCTCCGGCGCGAGAAGGGCGTTCGGGTCTTCCTCACCGACCACCTCGGCGAGATGAAGCTCGACCGCGACGAATACGGGGCCCGGACGGACCTGGCCCTCGGTGAAGTGGCGCGCCAGTACCGCGACGAAGCCGAGCGGCTCGGGGCCTGCCCGGTTGCCTTCCACCAGCTTGGTCGGACCGCCGAGTCGGAGCGCGGAGCGCCGAGGCTCGGGTGGCTCTTCAACAGCGACATCCTCGGTCAAGCCGGCCGCGTGGTGGCGTTCCTGACGCAGGAGGGACGCACCGTGAAGCTCAACTTCGTGAAGACGACCTACGCCGCCGCTGGCTCCACCGTGGAGCTCGGCTGGGATCCCGAGACGATGCGCATCTTCGAGCCGCAGCCGACGCTGCCCGGGGCGGCCTGATGGCGAGGAGGATCACCATGGGTGACGTGTTCTGGCTCGGCGCGGTTGCGGTGGCGGTCGTCGCTGGTGTGGCGGTGGCGGCGCTGGTCCACCTCGCGGGCCGGCGCGCGAAGCGGGGGATGTTTCGGAGGCTGCGACGGGACGACGAGTTCCGAGGGCGGGAACTCGCGTGGCTCAACAGGCCGCAGTCCGCGCCGCAGATCCCGGTGCAGCTCGTCCGCGAGCCGCCGCCGCTCGATGAGCCGAAGGTGCTGGGCCGGATCGGGCCGGCGGGGAGGTCGTGATGGCCGGCAGCCCAACCCAGCGCAGCCTCGCCGCCCTACGCGCCGCCGACTGGCTCTGCGCCGCCGTGGAGCACTGGAACCCGCATGCCATGCGCCGGGTCGACCTCTACGGGTTTGTGGACATCCTCGCGGTGAAGCCCGGCATGACGCTGGCGGTGCAGACGACGACCGCCTCGAACGTCGCCGCGCGCGTCGCGAAGATCCGGGAGAGCCCGCACCTCGCGCGCGTGCTCGCGGCCGGGTGGCGCGTCGAGGTGCACGGCTGGGCGCGGCCGACGAAGACCATCCGGACGTGGAGGCAGAGGGTCGTGCCGATCCTGGCCGGCAGGGAGCGTGACGGGTCGTGACCACCGCGCTGCACGTCCTGTCCGGTCCCGACTTCTTTCGCTGCGAGAAGGGTGCCGGCGACGGACCACCCTGCACGATGAGCAAGGTCGCCTGCGTGAGGTTTCAGGGCGCGAAGAGGCGGCTGCCGGGCAAGGGGTACAAGAGACGCGCCATCCACCCGTACTGCGCTTCCGGTGACTGCGAGCAGGGGCAGGGCATCGCGGTCGAGTTGGCGGCGCGAGGGGTCGAGGTTCACGTTCCGTTGCTCCACCGCAACGTTTTCGGGAAGCAGCAGGTTCACAGGCCGGTTACCCCAGCGAAGGAGGAGACGATGCCACGTGGAATGAGAGCCACCCCGTGCCCGAAGTGCGGGAGCAAGGGAACCCGTCACCGCGCCGGTTGCGGCGGGCCGGCCGCGGTGGCGACGAGCGCGGCCCGGGCCGGGGCGCAGCCGTTCGATCCGGCGCTGCTCTCGGATCAGGACCTCGCCGCCTGCGTGCGCGAGCTCGTCCACCGGCGGGCGACCATCGAGCGCGAGGCGGCCGAACGGGTCCGCGCGCTGGAGGAGGCGCTGCGCGGCGTCGGGCCGGCCCACGCGGCGCAGCCGACCGGCACGGGGGGGTGACGGGCATGGCCTGGGATCCCACGCGCGAGCAGGTCGAGACGGCGCGCCGCGCCCTCGCCAACGAGCGCGCCCGCCTCGCCGAGACGCTCGCCGGGCTCGGCGGCCACTCGGCCGCGCAGGCCGGCGTCCGCCAGGTGATGGACCTGCTGGAGGAGTGGCGGCGCCAGCTTGCCCGGCCCGCCAACACCATCGGCACGCCGGCGGGGCCCGCGCCGGGCGAGGGAGGCGCGTGACCGTGCAACCCCCTGACTGCTCCTGCGGCGTGCTGCCCCACCGGCAGTCCTGTCCCACCGCGCGCTCCCAGCAGGAGTACTTGAAGGGCCTCGCCCTCGCCGCGGACGCGGTGCGCGAGCGGCGGGCGACCGGCCACCGCCAGTTCCGGACGGTGCACGCGGCGCTCCGCTGGTTCTACCGGACGGGGGCGGCCTGGGCGTCGGCGAAGGCCCTGCCGCTGGTGGTGGACGACGGCGGGACCGGGGCGCCGAACCGCGGCGCGGACGACCCGAAGCGCCGAGCCTGGGCGGCGGTCGCCTACGCGGTGAAGGCGGCCGCGCTGGACGGCGCGCCGCTCCCCATCACGCGGTGGGTCGGGGAGCACCACGGGGCCGGGCGGGCGTACTGGTCGCTCGCCGAGGACGACGGCTCCTCGGTGGACCGCGTGAAGCGGGCGATGAGCCGGGCGCACAAGGTGATGGGCGAGCGGCTGCGGCACGGCGGGTGGATCCAGGGTGGGACGGATGCGGGCGAGGCGAGAGCGTGATGGAGGCGATCATGGCGCGGGCGGAGAAGGTGGCGGCGACGACGGGCGGGCTCCGGCCCGCGCCCCTGCTCTCGGTGCGGAGCGTGGCGCGCTGGCTCGGGAAGGGGCGGCGCTGGGTCCTGGTGATGGTCCGGCGCAGCCATCGGGACGGTGGTCCGTGGCGCGTCGTGCGCCTCGGCCGCGACTGGCGCGTGGACGAGGAGAGCGTCCAGCGGTGGCTCGACCGCCAGGGCGCGGCACGGGGCGGAGGGGCCTGAACGGACCTCAACGGACCCGAACGGACCACTAATCGTCGGCCACGCTCTTGACAGCCGCACCGCCTCCGCGCGTGATCTGCGGCACGCTGCGGGAAGCCGCGAGAGGCGAGACCGCAAGGCCCTGACGGGAGCCTCGATCCCCCGTCGATAGCCCCCGCTCGACGGGGGCTCTTCTTTCCCACCCAGCGCGACACCCGGACCGCGGCGAGCCCAGGAGGCTCAGCCGGCGCGACGCCCAGGCGGCGGAGCACGGGCCGGAGGAGCGCGGCACCGTGGCCCGAGCGCACACCCGGAAGGCCTGGGCCCAGCTCAGGGCCGCGTACCGGCGGGGCGAGGGCAGCCTTCCCGAGCTGGCGCCGAAGTTCGGGATCGCGGAGCAGACCGCGCGGAAGCGCTGCGCGAAAGAGCAGTGGCGAGTCCAGCGGAACGAGGTCGGCGCCAAGGCGGAACGGAAGGCCGTGAGGCGCGACGTGGAGTCGGTCGCGGCCATGCTGCGAAAGCACCGGCGGGCCGCGGCGCGCTTCAGCGAGCTGGCGCTGCGGAAGCTGAACGAGGCGGTGAGGAAGCGGGAGCTCTCCGCCTCGGGGTTGGACGCGCTCTCGAAGGTGCTTGGGCGCATGGTCCCCGTCGAGCGGCTCTCGGCGGGCATCGAGCGGCACAAGCCGGCGAGCGGGATCCTGGACGAGGCCGAGGAGTCCGGTGAGGTCGAGATCATCTGGCCGCCGGTGCAGCCCGCGGGGGCGGCGCCGGCCGCGGCGCCGGCGAAGCGGTGACCGTCCGGGTGCGGCTCTCGGGCACGCTGAACCCGAGCCAGGCGCGCTTCGTCCAGTCGGACGCGCTGTGGACGGCCTTCCTCGGCGGCTGGGGCGCGGGCAAAACGTGGATCGGCGCCCGGAAGTTTCTGGAGATCGTGCTGCGGAACCCGCCGGGCACGGACGGCCTGCTCTTCGCGCCGTTCTGGTCGACGCTCCACCGGTCGACGCTGCGGTTGTTCCTCGACGCCACGCCGCCGCAACTCGTCCGCGGGCACTCGAAGAAGGAGCGGTACGTCGAGCTCCTGGGGCGGCGGCGGGTCTACTACGGCTCCGCGGACCGGCCGGAGACGCTGGACGGCTCGACCGTCGCGGCCGTGTGGGGTGACGAGGTCCGGTACATCCGGCGCGAGGCTTGGAAGATCGCGGTGTCGCGCCTGCGAGACGCGAGAGCGACCTGCGCGCGCGGCATCGTCACCTCGACGCCGACGGGCAGCCTCCTCGAGGAGGAGTTCGGGACCGAGAAGCCGGACCGGATCGCGGTCCACGCGAGCACCCGGGAGAACACGCGGAACCTCCTGCCCGGCTACGTGGAGAGCCTCACGTCGACGCTCTCGGCGCGCGAGGCCCGGGTCTTCATCGAGGGCGAGTTCGGCGTCCTCTCGGGTGCCGTCTACGCCGAGTTCGACAGGAAGCACCACCTCGTCGACTGGAAGTACGACCCGCGCTTCCGGACGATCGCCGCCATCGACTTCGGGTACCGGCGGCCCTACGTGGGCTTCGCGCAGCACCTGCCGGCCGGCTGGCCGATCCCGGGGCGCGGCAAGGCTCCGCCGGGCGGCGCCTACGTCCTCTTCGACGAGATCGTGGTCGACGACACGCCGACGCCGGCGCTCGCGAAGCTCATCGTCGCGAAGGGCTACCAGCTCACGGTGATCTACTGCGACCCGGCGGGCGACGGCGTGAACGTCGACACCGGGCTCAGCTCGGTGAAGGAACTCCAGGAGCACGGCCTCCGCCAGGTGCCGATCCGGTTCGTGACGGACCCCCGCTGGCGGCACGTGCCGACGGGCGTGGCCTTCGTGCGCGGGCTCCTCCGGAGCGCCGGCGGCGAGACGCGGCTGTGGCTCGCGCGCCCGCTCGACAAGCCGAGGGCGGTGCGGGGCGCGGTGAAGGACCTCGAGGGCTACCGCTATCCCGAGGCGAAGGACGGAAAACCGGTCGGCGACCAGCCGGTGAAGGACGGCGTACACGACCACGGAGTCGACGCTGTGCGTTATCTCGCGGTGAACGAGATCCTGCGCGGCGGCCAGGTCCTGCCGGCGAGCGTGCCGTCCATGTGAGGTGCCGGATGGCCAAGGTGGAAGAGGTCGGCGGGCGCATCCACGTCCCGGCCCGGGCCGCCGCGCGCCTCGGGCTCCAGAACCTCGTGACGGCGATGCTCCGGCTCATCGCCGACCCGAAGGAGCCGCAAGAGGGCGTCACGCTCGACCTCGGGCCCGAGTACCTGGACGACCGCGGCCGGCTGCGCGTCGCGGGGATGAAGAAGGTCCTCGGCCGCTGGGGCGTCTCGGCCGAGGTCGCCCAGCGCGCGGAGAACTGGCTCGTGCGCGGTGGCGTCGTGAAGACCGACGGCGTCACCCTGGAGATCGACTCCGCCGGGCTCAAGCGCTGGCAGCGCCGCCACCTCGGCGAGCAGCTGGTCCGGGGCCTCGCGTGAACCCGTTCACCTTCGCCGACCCGAAGGCGGACCTCGCGCGCTTCCTCGGGGAAGCCGAGAAGTGGAAGGCGGGCGGGACGCAGGTCTACGGCGACGACATGCGGCTGCGGCTCGAGTACTACCTCGGCCGCCAGCAGCGGGACATGCAGCAGCAGCTCGTCAAGGTCTTCCCCGAGACGCACAAGGACCAGGTCCCCTACTACGTCCCGCTCACCCGGTTCGTGGTCCAGGAGCGGGCCCGGGTCTTCACCGAGTCCACCCGGCTCCAGCTCGTGAACGGGGAGGGCGAGCCGCTCGCGCCGGAGGACGACGTCGCCAAGTTCTGGGCCGACACGCTGGACACGTCGGGGTTGCTCCTGAAGCTCCGGAACGTCGACCGCTACACCGAGCTCCTCCGCACCGTCTTCCTGCTCCCCTACCGGGAAGCCGCGACCAAGGCGCGCCGCTTCCGCACCTACTTCCCGCAGGACGTCCACGTGGTCTTCGACCCTGGGGACCCGATCGACCTGGACCGCGCCTGGGGCGTCGCCTTCGAGCTCTCGACCGAGGCGGGCCTCAGCGCCGAGGCGGAGAAGCGCTACCTGTTCTACTGCGCGCGGCCCGAGGCCTCGCGGATGATGGTGCTGCGCGCGGACGGGACGGTGGAACGGCAGGAGGGCGGCGACGGCAAGAACCCTTTCGGCCTCGTGCCGGCGGTCATGTTCCTCGCGGACGACGAGGAGGTCGGGGCGTTCAGCGACGCGGAGCGGATGCTCGTCGACGTGAACCGCGCGGTGAACGTCTCGAAGACCGACCAGCACGTGATCGCGCGGGCTCAGGGGTATGGGCAGCCCTACTTGCGAACGAAGCTCGGGACGCCGCCGCCGCAGAAGATGGTCCGCGGCCCTGACCGGGTGCTCATCCTGCCCGAGGGCGCCGAGCTTGGCATGCTCCTCGGCTCGCCGCTGCTCGACGCGATCCAGGTGATGATCGAGGCGGACATCAAGATGCACGCGACGCTCTCCAGCCTCTCGCCTGGCACGGTCTCGCTGGAGGGGAGGGCGGTGGCCTCGGGGGTGGCGTTGCAGATCGAGCGGCAGCCGCTCACCGAGCACCGGCGGGACCGGATCGACCTGCACCGCCCCCGCATCCGGCGGCTGTGGCAGGTCTTCCGCGCGGTGCACAACCTGTACGCGCAGCAGGACGGCCTCCCCGCGATCCCGGAAGACGTGGAGCTGCGCTGGGAGCCGGGCACGCTGGAGACGCCGACCGATCCCAAGGTGGAGCAGGAGGTCCAGCTCGTGGACCTGTCGAAGGACCTCACCACCCAGGTCGAGATCCTGATGCGACGCCACGGGCTCTCGCGCCAGGAGGCGGAGCAGCGGCTGAAGGAGAACCAGGACGGGACGCGGGGCGCCGCCGCCGCCCACGCCGGGTGGGAGCCCGCTCGACCCGGCCCGCGCGCGGCTCCAGCCGCCCGGGGGGCAGCGCGGGGCGGCCCCGCCGCCGGCCGGCGGGACGGCGTAGGTCGTGGCCCGCATCCCCGAGCTGGAGGCGCTGACCGAGGGGGCGGTGCAGCGGCTGCGGGCGGACATCGAGCGGGTCATCGAGCGGCTCGCGGCCTACTTGCGGGAGGCGGCGGCCGGGCTCGGGACCGAGGAGGGCAGGCTCTCCGACTCGCCCTCGAACGTGGAGCTGGCCTCAAAGCTCGCCGGCGACCTCGGCCGGGTCCTCTCGGACCTCGGCTACGACCAGGCGGTAGGGCGGCTACTCGACGACCTCGAGGCGGCGAACGACCTCATCGCCGGGGCGACGGGCGACACGCTGGGGGTCTCCTACACGGCCGCCAGCCAGACCTCGCTCGCGGCCTTCGCGGTCGGGGTGGTGGACGAGCTGCTCGCGGTGAAGGGGCAGGCGGCGGACAGGCTACGCGAGGTCCTGCTCCTCGGGCTGCGGACCCACCTGCCGCTCGACCGGGAGCTCTCCGACCTGGCCGAGGCGCTGGGGGTCACCATCCGGCAGGCCGCGAACCTCGCCGAGACCTCGCTCATGGCCTTCCAGCGGGAGGCGCTGGTCTCGCAGGCGGAGGAGGCGGGGATTGACCTCTTCGTCTACGAGGGCCCGGACGACGGCCTCACGCGGCCGTTCTGCGCCGAGCACGTCGACCGCATCTACACCCAGGGGGACCTCGACGCGGAGGAGAACGGGCAGGGCCTGGAACCGACCAGCCGCTACCTGGGCGGATTCCGCTGCCGCCACTATCTGTCGCCCATCACGGTGGACGAGGCGCAGGCGATGGCCAGGAGCAGCCCCAGGATCGTCGGCGGGCCGGAGGCGAGGGCCATCCTCGGGGGCCGGGTCGGCGCGGCCGAGGAGCGGTTCGTCGAGGCGTTCCGGGGAGAGGTCGTGGTTCGCGGCGGCCGCCACCAGGTGGTGCGGCGCCGCGCAGCGTAGGGCTCCCGGTCTCGCAGGGTCGTCCCGCCCCATTCTCCAGGCGGGAAGCAAGGGACGCGGCGGGAGGCATCCTGAGGCGCGCGAGCGCGCGCCGTCCTCGCGGCTCACGACTCGGTGACAAGGTCCGCGTCCGGTCTGGCCGAGCGGCGGGACCGGGAGCCCTTTACCAGCGGAGGATGCGATGGCCGGCCGCGGCGACATCCGGGTGAACGTGCGGGACCTCGGCGAGCAGCTCGCGCCCGAGACGCGGCAGCGGATCCTGGAGCGCATGGCTGTCGAGGCCATCGGCATCATCCAGCGGCGGACGGAGGCCGGGCGAGATGCCGAGGGCCAGCCGTTCCGCCCCTACTCGGAGCGCTACGGGGCCCTCCGCGCGGGGAGCGGGCGCGACAGCGCGACGGTCTCCCTGCACCTCTCGGGCGGGATGCTCGCGAGCATGAAGGTCCTCCGGTCGTCGCCCGAGGAGGCGGTCATCGGCTTCGAGGGCTCGTCCCCGGTGGCGCGCTTCGCGCGGATCCGCACGGCAAAGGGGACCGCGACCAGCCGGAAGACCGCGGGCGGCGGCCGGGCGACGCAGGTCCTCCAGTCGAGCACCGGGCGCCAGGCCTCGAACGCGCTCAAAGCCAAAGGCCACAACGAGGGCGCAGGGCACTTGCCGCGCCGCCACTTCTTCGCCCTGGCCCCCGAGGATCGGGCCGACCTCGTCGAGGCCGTCTTGCCCCTCGTGAAGATCAGCAGGTGACCACCAGCCCGGCGCGAAAGAGCGCGCCGAAAGGAAGAGCCACATGAAGCGCATCGTCCTCCTCGCCATCGCCGCGCTCGCCGCGGTCCTCGTCCTCTCGACCGGCATCGCCTCGGCGGTGGGCGCCACGGCCAGCGGCATGCACGCGAAGTCGGCCCTCCGCTACCACGTCCAGAGCTACACGTTCTCGACGACCGCGGCCATCACCAACGCGACCATCGGGGTCTGCCCGCCGGGCGGTGCGGTCCTGAGGGACGTGGTCCTCGGCCAGAACGCAGTCGGCGTCGGCGGCACCAGCTGGACCGCCACCCCGAAGAAGAACGGCACGGCCCTCGTCTCCACGCCCGGGGGCTTCACCCTGGCGGCCGGCACCAACAAGGCCACGAACGTCGCCCGGGCGCCGGTGGTGCTCGCGAACCCGACCGGCGGCACGCGGCCGGTGCTCGACGCGGCCCAGGTGAAATGCACCGGCGGCGAGGTCATCTCGAACGACATCACGCTCACCGGCACGTACACCGGCGCGGTGACCGGGTCGGTGCAGCTCTTCCTCGAGCCGAACTGGTAGGGGGCCTGGCCGTGGCCGTCACCAAGTTCGACGCGCTCGCCCGGAAGCTGGAGCGCCGCGGCGCCAAGGATCCGGAGGCGCTCGCCGCCCACATCGGCCGCGCGAAGCACGGGAAGGCCGCCTTCCAGGCGATGGCCGCGGCCGGGCGACGCCCGAAAGCCGCCCGCAAGGGCTGAGGGGAGCACGCCCATGGCAGATCTCCTGTGGCGGGTTGGCGCGTTCGCCGAGCGCTACCCCCGGATCGCAGCCGAGCTGGGCCGGGCCCACGCGCTCTCGTCCCGGGCGATGGCCATGCTCCACGCCACGGCCGGAACGGCGGCCGAGGACGCGATCCGCTACCCGCACCCGTGCGCCCCGACGTCCTGCGATGCGCCCCCTGCGACTTGCTGCGAGCCGGGCTGCGGGCGGGACCAGGGCAGCTGCTGCGCGATGGGATGCTGCTCCCGCTGCGGCCCGGAGCCCGACGGCGTCGAGATGGTCTACCCGGCCCAGGACGCCGCGGTGGACAACGCCCACGCCTTCGAAGCGGCGCTCCGCGATATCGACGCCGACCTGGAGGTGGAGGACGTGCCCGGCGCGAAGACCCAGGCCTTCGAGCTGTACGATTCGGGCGACCTCGCCGAGCACTATGTCCCACGGCGCCCGGCCCGCGAGTTGCCGGACGGCGGCGAGCCGCCGGCCATCTGCCCGATCTGCGGCTGCAAGGCGTGCCCGGCGTGCCACTGTACCTGCGAGTGCTGCGACTACGCCGTGGAGCCCGAGGGCGTCCCGGCCGCCGCGTAGACCTTCGATCCCTAACCCCAGCCCCGCACCGAGCCCTGGAGGCTCGGCCGGGCGTAGCGCGCCCAGGAGGCGCCGATGAGCGTCGAGATCCCGGCCCCGGTGGCCACCCCGAAGCCCCAGGCGGGCGAGGGAACGCAGGACGGCAAGCCCCCGCAGCCCCCGCAAGACGGAACCGAGGACCTCGCGGCGCTGAGATCGCGCCTCGCCTTCCTCGAGTCCGAGAAGCAGTCCGCGAACAAGGAGGCCCAGGGCCTCCGCAAGCGGCTCCGCGAGATCGAGACGGCGCAGCAGGCCGCCGAGAAGAAGGCCCTCGAGGAGAAGGGGCAGTGGAAGGAGCTCTCGGAGAAGCAGCAGAAGGAGCTCGAAGCGTCGCGGCAGGAACTCGAGTCGCTTCGAATCTTCAAGGTCTCCGAGGAGCAGCGGAAGGCGGAGCAGCAGGCGCGCGAGGAGGCCCTGGTGGCCACCGAGTTCGCGAAGCTGCCGGCCGACTGGCAGGGCATCGCCGGCGCCGAAGCCACCCTGCGCGAGAGGCAGATCGCGATCAACGCCTACCGGGCCGCTCGTGGCTCCGGGGCGCCACCCATGCCCGCGCCGGCTGCGAAGCCGGCGGCCGGCGCGCCCTTGGGGCCGCCGGAGCCCAGCGACGCGGAGCTCATCGAGCTCGGTGGAACCACCGACCCGAAGCGCAAGCGGGAGCTGGGCGACAAGCTCCGGGCCTACAACGACTGGGCGAACACCCAGAAGACGTAGGACCGGCGTGGGCGCACCCGCGCCTCTCCAGGCGAGAGGCGTGAAAGGAAGAGCAGCACATGGCCAACGTGACCAAGACCCTCGTCGCGGCGATGACCCCGACGCAGGTCGCCAAGACCGCCCTCGGCGCGCTCGCCGGGAACCTCCAGCTCGCCGCGGCCGCCGACCGCAACTGGGAGTCCGAAGTCGCGAAGTTCGGCGAGACCGTGAACGTCCCCGTCCGCGCCGCCATCGTCGCGAACGACAAGGCGGCCGATGCCGCGGTGACGTTGCAGGCGCCCAGCGCCACCAGCGTCGCCATCGTCCTCAACAAGCACAAGGAGTTCTCGGCCATCTTCGAGGACGTGGCCAAGGCGTTCGCGAACCAGGACGTGATCGGGGGCTACGCCTCCGACGCGGCCGTGGTGATCGCCGAGGCCATCGAGATCGCGGGGTTCATCGAGGCCTACACCGCCTTCACGACGAACCCGGACATCGGCACCATCGCCCTCGACATCACCGACGAGCTCGTGCTCACCGCCCGCAAGGTCCTGAAGGACGCCAAGGTCCCGAAGGGCTCGCCGATCTTCCTGTTCCTGTCGACGAAGGACATGCTGGCGCTGCTCCAGCTCGACAAGTACACGCGGGCCGACGCGCTCGGCGACGGCGGGAAGATGATCGCCGACGCGGACATGCTGTTCAAGCGGTACGGCATGACCTTCGTCGAGAGCCAGTACGTGCAGCTCGTCTCGACCACGACCCACTGCCTCGCGGTGGCGCCGAAGCAGGGCCTGGCGCTCGCCTCTCGGTCCCTGCCGCTGCCCCCGGGCGGCGTCATCTCGGCCGACGTGGTGAGCGGTCCCCCCGACACGGCGGCGGCCGGCCTCGGCATCCGCATGATCCAGGCCTTCCGCCCGGAGTTCCTGGGCACGCAGCTCACCGTCGACGCGCTGTTCGGCTGGAAGGTCATCCGCCCCGCCTTCGGCCAGGACGTGATCACCTAGCCGGTCGCTGGCGGTTGGGGGAGGGGTGGCCCGGGTTTGCCTGGGCCGCCCCCCTTCCCCCGAGCGACGCCGGCGCCGAGCCGGCCACCACCACCCCGACTCCACCGAGGCCCCACATGGCCAAGAAGCCCCACGCCGGCGCCGAGCCGGCCACCACCACCCCCGAGGCGGAGGCCGGCCCCCAGGGCATCGTCATCCGCTACTCGCAGACCGGCGACCCGAGGAAGGACTTCCACCCGAAGTTCCGCGACGTGCCCATGATCGACGCCGAGTGCCTGGTGGTCGACGGGAAGGCGCCGGCCCTCGCCCTCCCGGTGCAGGGCAGCACGCTCAAGAAGGCCATCAAGCGCGTCGACCCGAAGACGGCCGCCGAGCTGCTCACCTGCGACTGGATCTCGGGCCAGCAGCCCGTCCACCGGCTCGCGACCGACGCCGAGGTCCTGGCCATGGAGCGCGAGGCGGCGGAGCGCGCTGACCGCGAGACCGCCCAGCGCGCCAAGAACGAGGCCCGCGCCAGGGGCCGCTGAGGGGAACCCCGCCATGCGCAAGCTCTCCTGCATCCTCGTCGCCGCCTGCGCGGCGCTCCTCCTCGCCGGCCCGGCCCGGGCCGACGGCATCCGCTGGTCCTGGGACTCGCTCTCGGTCGCCGCCGGCGCCGCCATCTCGAGCGGGGTCCAGGGTCTCGGGAGCGTCGAGCGGATCACCTGCACGGTCGACAACGCCGGCGCCGTCGCCCGGAACTTCACGGTCACCTTCTTCGCCGACAACGGGACGACGGTCATGTTCGTCTCGACCGCGATCTCGGTCCTCGCGGCGACCAAGGTGGCGGTCTCCATCGCCCACGGGGCGACCGCCGGGGCCGGCGTCTCGGCCATCCCCGCCGCCCCGTCGCGCAAGGCCCAGATCGACTTCGCCGCCGGCGGCGCGGCGGCCGGGCGGGTGATCTGCTGGGGCCGGTGAGCCCCGATGCGCCAGCGCTTCCAGAAGGGCCAGGGCGGGAGCCTCCGCTTCCGGCCGCCCGAGGGCGCGCCGACCTCCGGGACCGTCACGTTGAAGACGGCCCAGGGCGTCGACCTGCCGACTCCGGTGGTCGACCAAGCGGCGACCGTCGCGGGCACCGACCTCACCTTCGCGCTCACCGCCGCGAACACGCCCGAGCCGCTCTCCTGGGGCAACCTCTACCGGGCCGCCTGGACCTACGTCGTCGGCGGTGCGAGCTACACGGCCGAGCAGCTCTACGAGGTGAACCTCGCGCTCCTGAAACCGACGCTCGACCTCGAGGAGGTCCGCGACGAGCTGCCCGCCGACTGGACCGAGCTGCTCGCCGACGGAGAGACCAGGGCGCAGCGGATCTTCGAGCGCGCCTGGGACGACCTGCTCGACGACCTGGCGGCCCGCGGCTGGAAGCCCGACCGGATCCGGGACCCGGAGCGGATGCGGCGCCCGCACCGGGCCAAGGTCCTCGCCATGCTCGGGACCGCATTCGGCCCCGACTGGAAGGACTGGGCCGTCGCGCGCGCGGCGGACTACGACACGGCCATGGACGTCGCCCTCCAGGCCGGCGACTGGTACGACGTCGTCGAGGATCAGGTCATGGCACCCGGCGAGGTGAAGTGGTCCGAGATCACGCTCACGAGGTGAGCAGGAGGCAGACCGTGGCACACCAGCGAAAGAGGTTCTGGCCGTTCGTCGTCCTCGCGGCCCTCCTCCTGCCGGCGCTCCCCATCGCCGGGACGGAGAAGGTTTCCGCCTCGGCCTCCGTCGGCGCGAGCCTCGTGCGGGGTGCCGGCCTCCACCAGGTCCTCGCGGCCCCGCGCTTCACCTACCGCATCGAGTGCCGGGACGCAGCCGGCCGGGTGAAGTGGGCCGAGACGGTCGAGAACCTGGTCACGACCCAGGGCGGCAACGACCTCATCGACAAGTACTTCAAGGGGTCGGCCTACACGGCCACTTGGTACATGGGGCTCGCCGGCGTCGGCGCCAAGGCGCTCGCCGACACGCTCGCGTCCCACGCGGCCTGGGCCGAGCTCACCCCCTACGCGGGCAACCGGCCGGCGATCACCTTCGGCACGACCTCGGCCAAGAGCAACACCGCCACCGCCGTCTCCTACGCCATCACCGGTACGGCGACGGTGGCCGGCGCCTTCGTCGCGAACGTGAACACCGGGACCGCGGGGATCCTCTACAGCGTCTCCGACTTCGCGGCGAGCCGGAGCGTGGTCTCGGGTGACACGTTGAATGTCACATTGACTGTCAGCGTCTAGGGGTGACAGGGGATGGAGTCATGGCGACCATCCTCGACCG